GTTTCATATCACGGCGGCTGTATTGGAAGATCAATTGTTAAAAGTGCAGTTGAAGTTTCTTTGATTAGCCCACATGTGATGGACATTTGTGGTGTGCCCAATATTTATAGAGGACCAAAGTTGAATCCTAGTTGGTTTGGATGGCAGGAATGCCTTAGTAATTTGGCTAATCCTGCTAAACCATATCCTTATGGTCTTTTGGTTAAGGCGATTAATGATTACAAATCTGATTTGTTACCCATTTTTAAGTCGTCTTTGTGGAATGCGATTTGTCCGTTGTCGTATGAACAGAATATATGTGGAGTTCCTGGAGTGAAGTTTTTGGATCCTATTAAACTTGATACTTCGGTTGGTTTTCCATTAGGAGGACCTAAAAGAAACTTCACTATAGATTTGCAACCAACACGAGAACACCCAAATTTACGTGTCTTTGATGATGTGATTAATGACGAGATACGTTACGTTGAAGAATGTTATAAACGTGGTGAGAGAGCTTACCCAGTAGCAAAAGCTTGTGTTAAAGATGAAATATTGTCTAAGGATAAATGTCGCATCTGTTATGGGAATCCAATTTCATTGACGTTTCTTATACGCAAGTATTACTTACCAGTTTTGCGTGTGTTGCAGATGAACCCATTGGTGTCCGAGTGTGCTGTTGGTATTAATTCACATGGACCAGAATGGGAAACCTTTCAAAGTCATGTTTTGAAGTTTGGGGAGAATAGGTTAATAGGTGGTGATTATGGAAAGTATGATCAGAAGTTACCATCTCAGCTTATCTTGGCTGCATTACGAATACTCGTTGATTTTGCATCTTGTTGCAATTATACAACTGAAGATCTAGACGTTATGAGAACAATGGCCGGGGATATTGTGTACGCTTATATAGCTTTCAACGGGGACTTGATTAGCTTGAACGAGGGCACACATATTAGCGGTAACTCTTTGACTGTGATCATAAATGGTATTTGTGGGTCATTAAACATGAGGTGTTATTATTACTCACGTGGGAGTGGTCATGTTGGCAATTTTAGGGAAGATGTTGCCTTAATGACGTATGGTGATGATAACATAGGTTCTGTGAGAGAAGGATGTGATAATTTCACAATAGCTGGTTGTTCAACATTCTTGGATAACTATGGTCAGGTTTATACAATGCCAGACAAGGAATCAGAATTATCTGATTTCTTACCATACGATGATTTCGAATTTCTTAAGAGGAAG